CTTGAGCAACTGCTCATCTTCGCCCGGCTTCGAGATGCCATAATGTTTGTAGACCCAGTTCACGCCGACCGGGAGCCCCGCCTCGAGGAGTACCCGGAAAGTCATGGAATCCAAAATAGCCGCCGCGGTCTCTGCTACGAGGACGAGCCTGGGGTATTCGTCAACGACATAGTTGTAATCAACCAGGCGGCGTATGAGCTGCTCTGTAACGCAGTCCTCGACTTCCTCGGCGTCGCCCTGGACGATGTCGTCCTTCACGCTGAGATGGACCTTGCCAAGGGCGTATGAGCCGGATCCCTTGCTCCCGCTATCCGTGGTCAACGTCTGCCCTATGATCGCCTTCGTAATCTGCGCGTCGCAGTATTCGAGGAGTCGCTCATATCCACCTTCACCAGCGCGCAGGGCTTCCAGCAGTTTCACCTCGAAGCCCTCCGGGAACCAGAATCCCGTCTCCTGCTGGACGCTCTTGAGAATCGCGTAGACTCTATCGAGGACCTCGTCGTCTTTATCCTGACCTTCGGGGAGCTTTATCATGAGCGTAGGCGAGCCAAACTTCTCGAGGAATATCAGCCAGAACTTCAGGCAGTTCTTCTTGAACCAGGCATACCAGACAGCGGTGCTTGCAAGACCACGGCCATATGGATTCTCGTAGAGTGAGTCGTAGATGAAATGGATGAACTTCTCTCGGGGGAGAGGCTTGCCTTCGGTGCTGATCCCGTCGGAGCCCTTGATTAGGAAACCATCGTCCTTGATGTTGCCGTAATCATCTGTCTTGAAGCCGAATAACTCAGGGGATTTGTGCTTCAACGCCTTGAGGCCGTATTTGCCCGCGAATGGGCCCCGCTCAAACGGGTCGTCATTGTAGACAATCTCCATGATGGAATAACCCATCGGGACGGCATCGAGGAGCTCCCGGAGATCCTGTTTGAAGGTACCGCGCATGTGTCTAAGGCAATAATCCACGAATTCGGCGACTTCAACGTCCCGGGCATCGTCGCTTGCTGGCACGATTTGCCATTCTCTGCGTAGGAGCGCCGCCTTCCGTATGGCGAGGCAGTTACGATACTGCGCATCCTTGACGGCGATATCCTGTAGGTACCTGGCCCCGAATTCGCTCCTGGCGACGTCGGGGTTCTTTGTATCGGGAGATAGTATCGAGAACAGGTCGTAGTCGCGCTTCACGGCGCCGATTTCGCCCCGTGGCGGCCTTTTCGCCGCGCCCTTGACCACAGGGCCTCGCTTATCGTTCCCTTTGCCTCTACGCGCCATTAGAACCTCGCTCCTGCGGATACTCGCTTCTTACCGGACGTGCCGATGCGGCCCGGGCTTGGAGGCTTATACTCTGCCAAGATGAGTGCCGCCTGGGATGCTGCGTCGACCTGGTCGTCATGCGTGCTATTCGGGAACGCTACGAGCTCGTCTTCGTATGCCGTGAGCCACGGAGCGTCGAGGCGATGGTAGGCCGCACCGACGTTGTAGCGTGCCTGGAGCGGCAATGCACGTGCGTGCTTCGATGTGTCCGCCGCTATCGGCTTTATCGGAAGCCCTTCCTTGATCAGCTCCTGAATTATGTTCAGACCAAAAGTCTTATTCTCAACGCCCATAAGTGCTGGGTGGTAGCGCCGGTACCCAGAAGTCATCATAGGTTTATGCTTCGTGGTCTCCGCCTTCTCACGGAGGACGTCGTAGAGGAGCAGATCTTTGTCCGGCGTGATAATCCATGTCTGGAGTACAAAATAGTGGCTTTGGTCCTTCTCCGTTGCGGCGGGGTCACAGGTCTGAACTATCCAGCAGCGATCCTTCGGAACGCGGAGGACGTCGCCATCTCCGCGGTAGAGCTCATAGAAGCCATCGAGCTCTGAGAAGTACCGGAACATCGAGCGTTTAAAGAGGCTCCCCTCGGCCGGCTTCGGGTCCTGCTGGAACTTCGCAGCGAATAGGTACGGGCCCAGAGTAGCCTCGAGGGCCTCGAGGGCATCTCTGTCATAACGCTCAGGCCAGAGCGGCTCGCCTACCTCCCGCCCTAGCGGGTCGTTCTCAGTGGCGAATGCCGGCAGTGTGATGATGGTCCAGTCTTCGCGGCCTGTCTCGACAAGGCGCTTCCGGACCCGGCCGGCGAAATCGTCCTCATGCCAGCGTTGCATACAGCAGATGACGGCAGCGCCCGGCTCCAACCGGTCTCGAGCCGTGCCCAGGTACCAGTCCCATATCTTGTCTCGATAGACCTCGCTGCAGGCCTCCTCATAGTTCTTGTGTGGATCATCAATGATAAGGAGATTCGCACCATGACCTGTTAGAGGCCCGCCGGCGCCGCAGGTTCGCATACTGCCCTTCTTCTCAGTCCTGCCGCGCCGCAACTCGACTTCCCAGTCTGAGGCGGCAGACTGGTCATCAGACACGCGGATCCGGAGCTCGTCTGGATTCGCCTCAATGGTGTCGCGTGTCTTCCTGCCCCACTTCCGCGCGAAGTCATGGCCATAGCTGCTTTCGATTACATCATCTGAGGGCCGGATATCGAGATACCACGTGGGCGTACCGACGCATACCGTCTCGCTCTTGCCGTGTCGCGGAGGTGCTTCGATCAGAAGTCTCTTGCAGCTCTGAGGGTCAAAGATGGTCCGTACGATCGCATCGCTGATATAGTCCAGATGCAGCGGACGTTGCCACCTGCTATTCACAGCGGCCATCAGCGCGAGTGGACTTAGGTGATCCTTAGCCCAGCGCAGAAAGGACGCTGCTCGCAAGAGATCTGAAGTCTTTGTCCTTGAGGAGCTTCTCGAGCCCTTTGTAGCTATGGTCAACGTTGACCTCTCCTTCGACTCCTATTGTTCCTGAGTGCTCTCTCTTCTCCGGTGCGTCGAGCCCCAAGAGCTTGGCCTCCCGTTTCATGATCCGCAGGACAGACTGAATCGCATCATCGTCGCCCGTCGTGGCATCATCCCACTTGCCAGAGATCATCTTTTCACAACGGGCTATATGCACCTTCCGCAGCTCGTCCGCTGGCTCCTGGATCGTCTTGATCATGCCTGCCATAATGGCTCTATATGCGCTGCTTGCATCTTTATAGCGGAGCTTCTGCGCAATCTCCTCAAGGGTGTGGCCTGCAATTCTGAGCTCCATCGCCTTCAGTTGCTTCACTGTCGCGCGCACTCGGCGGACAGAACTCTTGGGCTCGCGGCTCCGCTTACGACCCGTCTTCTTTGAACTCTTACGCTTTGCAGCCATCCTATCGCCCTATTCAGTATTTGCGCCGTCGCTTGCCACGGCGTCGTTCAGGTCGCGGCTTGCACTTCTTCCGCGTCACCTTGTAGCTCCGGTGCTCTGTCCACTCGAGCTCATCAATCCGCAAACGCTGTCGTTCTAATGAGCCCTGCACCGCTCGTTTCGACATGTATCCACCTCGTCCTGGCCGGCAAGGTCTTGCTCTCGCCGGCCTTTATGCGCTGCCAGTCTGTGTCTATCCAGAAAGATGAATCCGCATAAGTGATGAGTGAGCAATACACTGTGCTCGTGAATGTGATGACGGCTGCGGTTGCATCGAGTGTGTCAGAACTATCCGGAGTCACGAAAATGAAAGCGTAGCTCAACGTGTCTGCGCCGCTGAATCTGTGCTCCCACACATCAACCCCTGTGTGGCCCCAAAGCATCTTCGCCAGCGATTGATCGCTATTCGGCATCCCGTCGGAAAGAGCCAGGGATACAGGGAGAAGGAATACAGCGGCGAGGGTAATTGCTATGAAGAGTTTGCGTTTCGAGAACGTCACGAGCCCACCTCCTTTCGGGCCTGCCTGCCATCCCAGCTCATTCAATAGGAGCTAATTGGCCTCGGCCAGGCAGCGGCACGTGCCGGCGGCGGTGGACTTGACTTTAATGGACTCGACGCGCGCCTGGACGGTCCATGTCTCATTGTCAAGCAGCTCAATGGGGTCGTCGTCTATGTAGTGACTCGAATCTCCGTAGCACCAGAGAGTGCATTTCTTCGTAGTACGGAATTCGAACTGCGAAGCGGCGCCCGCCCACTCTGCGGAACTGTCCGGCGATAGAAAGCTGAAAGCGTATGTTGATTCCTCGTCGCCACCGCTCCAGGTTACGGTGAAGTAGTCAGTCGCCTGGTGGCCATAGTAGGTGTTGAGCGTTGCTTGCTCTCCCGTGAAGATCGTCGCCTCAAGGACGTCGTCCCGGAACAGATAGCCCAGGGTGACTGCAACGACCAGGAGAAGAACCACATTCAGAAGACCTCTCTTGCTCCTCATCCTCACTCCCTCCTTCCGCTTCGGTTACCTGGGGCGAGCTTCCCAGGGGACACGGCTTCTGCCGTGCCTGGTGCCCGCCCCAGTGCAGGGTTGAAGCTGCTTTCACTTAAAGCGTGGCAAATTCGAGAGGCTGTGTATTCCGGGAAGTTCTAAGAAAATTCCCGGAATTTTCAGTCGGCTGGAAGGCTTGCGGATAAAGGGCTAGAGAGGAATTATACAAAAAAGTTCCGGACTCGTTGCTCCCGGAATTTCTGAGGTCTATTTCTTAACTCGCTCATATATCACGTCTTGGATGGTCTTAAAGTGGAGGTGAAAACGACGCGCCAGGACCCTCATGCCCGCCATCTTCTTCGTCCCAGCACGAAGTAACTGCCGATACTCCTTGCGAATCAATGCATTGCGTTCCTGTATCTCTGTCCAGCCCTTGGGATGATAGACTACCTGGCCGGCGTGAGGATCCTCAGGAGTCGCCTTCATGCGGTTCCCTCCGCTTGTAAGCCTGTAGTGCGGCTACATTGAAAGCCGCGCGCTCGTGGTGCCTGACAACACCCTCCATCCCCGGCATATCCCGATACACCGCCGCCATGCGCCGGTGGTACCGCTTCCTCGCAGCAAGGTCGCTGGCGCATTCCCGGTCGATATGCGGCCTGAAGTCCCACTTGCCGGCGCGGGCCTCGCGGTCGTAGATCTGCAGCTCCATGATGAAGACTAGCACGGCGGCATGGGCACAGACATAGAGCTGCCAGCATCCGAGGCCATAGGCATATGCATCATACAGGGCCATAACGAGAGCAAGGGGCCCGGCGACCCATGTGATGCGCCGCAGGATCGTATGTACTTTGTCAAAGGTCAGCATAACGTGTTCGATCCCATCCAATCGTGAGCGTTCGGCCAAACACCGTAATAGTCAACTCCCCTTTGTGGCGACCCCGTTCTCTGCCCCGCCATGTAATCCGGATTCGCGCGTTGTTTATGTGGCACGTACCTATCATCCACCACATCTTGCAATCCCTTCACCGCTTTCTATGTTCACCGCCCTCACGAACTCCGCTATATCCTGCAGGCACCCTGCGCTATAGACAGTGTCCACTGCGGGATAATAGACGTACTGCCGCCAAGCGGCATACCACCGCACGTTGCCGATCGGGAAGTTGGCCTTGCGGTTGAAGCAGACGTAGCCCTGGTGCTCATCGTTCTCCGGGAAGTCGCCGGGCAGGAATTCGATGAAGCGGTACTTGGTTCTCATATGTGCTCCTCCGGGAGATAGAAGCCGACGTATCCATACTCCAAATGCTCTGGCACGCCGCGCTCCTTGCGGTGCTTACGGGACGCGCGTTGCTCCCGATAGATCTGCCGAAGCGTCGGGACGAGGCGTTGTTTCCCTCTCCGAGTAGCAAACAGAAGCTGGCCCTGGTTGGGGCAGAAGAAAGCAGGCCTTCCGTCCAACGTATGCAGGTAGTAACGTTTATTCTTCATCGGTGCCTCCTTCGCGGTCCATAGTGCTGGTTTTTCAGGCTTCTGCGCGGCGGCGGGTCGAGGGCACTCTCCCACTTCTTGCCGTTATGCGGTCTGCTACGCTTCCCTGTACCATGACACTGCGGGCATGTGATCGTCTTCGGGAGAAGTGTATGCTTCGGATTGACTTCGCCATCGCACCTGAAACCTGCCAGGCTCTCCCACCTGAACACGCTGCCCTCCCCCTTGCAGAGCGGGCAGATCTCGCGTCGCTTAAACCAGACGCGGACCGCGGCAGCCAATAGGAGCGCAACGCAGCCAGCTATCGCGCCGAGTGAGAAATCTATCCAGTGCATGTCTGCTCCTTCTTCTTTACGCGGAGGCCCGCCCCTGTCGGCTTGCCTTTCATTCTTCTTCTAAGCTGCTTGCGATAGGGCTCGCTATATTGGCCTGTTTTCGGTATCGGGTAGTCATCCAGTGAGACGTTGTAACCGCGGCAAGCCAGAAGATCCATGCCCCATGCTTTCAGAAGGCGCGGATTCGTGATGACAAGGCGACCTCGAAGGCATGCGATTTTGTCGCAGACACTACATGAGGCGCTGAATTCAATTAGCTTCCCGTGCTTAAAGATGCGTACAACATCACTGACGAAATGCCCACATAAGTCACACTTCCAGTTCAAAGCCACAATGCCTCTCCTCCTAGACCACATAACTGCGGGCGCGCCTCATCCCTATTCCCTACTTTTTCGCGGCCAGCGTCTCTGCAACGGCCGCTGCGACTGCGCCAGCGATCGCGTCCTTGAACACGCTGGTGTTCACCACCAGGTGTGCGACCTCGTCGACGTTCCACAGCCGGTCGGTCGCGAGGGCGCGATCGCGTAGAGCATCCTTTGACACCATGTTCGCGGTCTCGACCGCATTCTGCACGGCCTGCAGCGCGACGTTCTTAAGCGCCGCGTCCGCGGTGTGCCCGTCGTGAAACATCTTGTCGACGATCATCTTCATGTTGAGCTTGTAGGCCTCATCCATGCCAGTTTCGAACTCGCGTTCAGCGAGATTCGGCCTCCCTGCTTCATCATGCTTCCCATCCATACTGGTCTCCTTCCCAGGGCGGCCCGCAGTTATGTGATCTACTTGATTCATAGATGCGTCACTGCCTCCATTTGGGAATTATATACTTGACACACACAGTTAATCTAAGAACCTCCCTATCCGCCTTTTGACCCGCTCGATGTGCTTCAACTGACACTCCCCTCCATTTCCGGTGCTTCGACGCTGGGGTCTGGCTCCGTGCCGCTATCTACGACGACTACCTCGGGCTCCCGCACCCGTGGCTCCCACACGACTAGCCACCGATCGACGAACGGCGGGCATGGGTACTTGTGGAAATCCTTGATGCCCGATGCGATGTTCTTCCGGCCGAGCTTCGAGTTGACCAGGATGAACGCATCTGCTGAGACCGCTATGAGGTCAGCGGCAAGGACGTCGCGCTTCACGAAGATAACCTTGTTGTTCTTGCCATCATAGATCCGCTGGACATGCTCGACCGTCTCGACGTGATAACCTTTGGCCTGCAGCCACTTCTTCGTCTTCAGCCGATAGTAGTTGCCTCGCTTAGTCGACAATGCGCCCTCCTCCCAGCAATCTAGTCCTGACTTCCAGTCTGAGCGGTGGGTCGATATCGACGACATACGTGTCCCCCCGCGCCTCGATGATGGTGAGCTCTGTTGTCAGGCTGTCGATGTCGATCCGCGTGAGCAGGGTGTCGGCATACTCACCATCGAAGAACGGGTCATCCCACCACGGGCCCGAGACGAACAAGTAAATCAGGCACATTGCGGCGCCGCAGTAATCGTCCGGCCAGGGGGCGGAGGCATTCTTGAGGCCGATATATGGGTAGTGGCCCTCGACCAGGGAATCTAATACGGCATCAAGCGAATCATCCACGACAGCGAGCGAGCCCAGCGTCGTCATTGCAGCCGCCCTTTCCGCTATTGCTTGCTCAATCCTGGCCTTCGACTCTTCTATGTCGCGCTGGGTTCGGAAGTGGACTATCAAGGCTGCCGCCAGGAAGATGATGACAACGGCGCATGCCCATAGAACCGCATCCGGCGCCACCGCTCTATCTCTCCCGTTCATGACATCACACCCCCACCGGCTGCCCATCACGATACTGCTTATTACCAATGCTCATATTGCCGTAATCCACGACGCTCATCGACCCGCCGTACTGGACGCTCATGTCCCCGCCGTACTGGACGCTCATGTGCCCGCCGTACTGGACGCTCATGTCCCCGCCGTCCTGGACGCTCATGTCCCCGCCGTCCTGGACGCTCATGTGCCCGCCGTCCTGGACGCTCATCGAC